TGGTGCCATCGCCCCCAAACACGCGGGGCTTGAGGAATATGGGCAGCTCGATAACGGCCTTGAGCGCAGCACCAGTCAGCGTCAGGGCGTTGCCCTGCGTGTCTGTCAATGCGTGGTATGTCTCGCCGTCGTTGCTACCGCCAATCGTGACGCTGGCCCCACCAAAGGTGCCGGAGACTTGAACTGATCTGTCGGAATAGACGGCGAGCCTTACAGCTTCTCCGTCGTCATCCTGATGAAGGGGCGCCCAGGTCGTGACCGCAACGTCGGTGGACGTTTCAAAAGGGAAGGTAGTTACCGAGGCAACTGACATGGGTTAAGCCAAATCAGACTTTTCGCTGTGCACCGCAATAAAGCTCTTGGCCTGGCCCTGAAGTTCGGACAGGGCCTTGGGTTGTTGCTTTGGTGCGGCTTTGGGTTTCGCTGCTTCACTGGCTGCAGTGGTTGCCGGGGCAAACCACTTGGCCTTGGAGCCTTCCGGGACATCAAAAACGGTGCCAGGCTGACGCAAGGTGCCACCGAAGAAGCCCACTTTGAGTGCTACGACTTGCATGGGCTTACCTCAGTTAGGCTTGAGCAGGAGAATCAAACGCGGCCCACACAGCAGGGTCGCCTGTGATGAATGCGTTCACCTTACCCGCAGAGATAGCGGTCGTGCCAGTCAATTGCAGGAGGCCCAGGTAGCGCTCGTAGTTGAACGCCTTGGGCAACTCGGCCACGTACAGGGTGGTGCCTGCCTTCAGCGTACCGGTGCTGGTGCCAGAGCCGGTGACAAACGCGGGGGTTGTCAAGTGCTCAGTTGCCGTACCGTTGACCGCGATGGCCGCTGAGTCGTCGGACACCAGCTTGAACTGCACCGTGCCGGCCGAAGCCGCAGCGATACCAGTGTCCACGCTGATGACAAGGTACATGTCATCGATAGTACCGATGTTGCCAGGGGCAAGAGCCACCCCGGCCAGCGATACGTCGATCTGCGAACCGATCAGGTAGGTGCCAGCGGCACCAGTGTTGAGCGCCACTGCATCGGCAAACTCATTGCGGGAATCAAAAATCATGATGGGGTTCCTTTCTAAGTTCAGGATGTGATTAGGACACGAGCGCTTCAGCATTGATCAGCGCGTCGGTGCGGCGTACGGGAATATCGTCAAACGTCATCACGCGCTTGCCTTCCACGGTTTCCCATGACAGGTTGTTGCTTATCTTTTCCAGGATGCCGATACGTAGTTTTTCGCGGATAGTGCGATTCACGTACCAGCAAGCGCGGCCCTTGCCAAAGGAAGGAATGCGCTCGGAAGCAGCCACCATCCAGTTGATCAAGTTCTTCGTGTTGGCCACGGTGTTCAGGTCGGACACATCAATGTTCGGGATACGAACAAAGTAGCGCCAGTCACGGATTGTCAAGCCAGCGTCCCAACGGTAGTGGGTGCGGTAGGCTTCCATCCGGCCACCGTTGCCATCCACATTTTCAATGGTTACCTGGCCCTTGTCCTGCATTTGCAATCCGCCACGCGATCCCTTCGGGTAGATGCCGAAGCCAGTCTGTGGACCCCAGACACACAGCCAAATGGACGTATTGTCCGAACCAATACCCCCGGCGTTCACAATGTTGTCGGCGTTTTGCGCGGACAGCGAGTTGTAGCGTGGGGCCAGGCCGGTGAACGCTTCGGGCGTGGTGCCTTCGTTGCCGTAGAACAGGGTGGTTGCTTGGGTCTGGGACATACCCTCGATGAAGGCACTGTCTTCAGACAGGCGGAACGCCGCAGTGTTGCCGTTCAAATCGGCCAGGGCCTTGTCAATCTCGGCATAGGCTTCCAGCATACCGCAAGCATCTTGCACTTGCGCGGTCGTGGACTTGGCGGGCTGAACACCGCCGTACAGCTTGCGCCAGGTGGGGACAGGCAGGCCGGTGCGAACGGTCGTCTTATTGCCGGTTTCGAGGTTGCCCTCAATCCAGGTCATATCAGTCAAGACATCGTTTGTTTGGTTGAGCAGTTCAACAATGTCCGCGATAGATCCGTTGGGGTCCGTCCGACGTGCAACGTCGAGCAGGGTGGGATTTTGAGCAGCGAGAGCAGCCATGGTAAGTACCTTTCAGTTAATTCATGTTGGGGAACATTTTCTTGGCCACATCGTCAACGGTTCCCTGGTTGGGTTTGCCGACAACGATTTGGTCTTGACTGATCGCTTGACCAATCTTGTAAAACGCTTTGATGATGGCCGGGTGGTTCCCAAAGCCCGTCATATTCAGCACGTCCTTGAGTTCGGGCGAGCCAAAGGTTTCCATCGCTTTACGTGCAACAGCCAAGTTCTCATTGAGCTTGTCGCCGCCGATCTCTTTGTCGGTTTTGACGCTCTCAACCCAAGTCTCAACAGTTTTGGCGTGGGCTTCGGCTTGCCGTTGTTGCATCGAAGCAGCAACGCCCGCCAGCTTTTGCGCCTGGTCCTGTGTGAGTTTTAAGTCCTTGGCAATCGTTGTGAACTCGTCAGCGGCTACGCTGTCAAGCTCAACACCCTCCGGCATCTGCAGGTCGTACTTCTCAGGGACGACAGGCTCGGCGGACTTTGCAGTTTCCGCAGTCTTGTCTTCCGTGGTTTGTGCCACCTCGGCTGCCGTCGGGTCGACGGTCGTGGTTTCAGTCGTTGTCTGGTCCCCAGCGTTGGTGGTACTTGTGCTGGCTTCCGCTGTCGTTGTATCAGTCATTTTTGGCCCTGGTTTTCGGTAATCATCTTCAGGAGCCCATTTGGGGAGGCATCGCTGGTTTCTGCAAGCAGGAACAGGCCCATGTCGCGCCGTCCTTCGTTGAACGCCATAACGCTGCCGCTATGGTTGAAGGATGACATGTACACGCCTGCGCGCTGCAGCAGTCGCCAAACAATGCGACGGCCTTGGGCGTTCGCCATCAACCACGTCAGATCGCCAACTTCCCGCCTGCGGATTTCACGCGCCTTTTGCTCTTCGAGCACGGCTTCGCGCTCTTGCGAGGCGGTATCGGTTGGGTCACGGGTGATTGACATGCGGCGCATCGTATTGCGCGCTACACGTCACACGGACACGCTACACGGACGAAGCGCTAGGTGCGCCGTAACCCATGAGGCTAGACATCAGATCCTTGGCTTCGGACACGTTGCCTAGGTTGGTGTCACCCACGGTCTTCACGGCGGCGGCGGCGGCGGGCATAGAGGCTGCTGTCTGGGCTGCTTGTTGCGCTTGAGCGCGAGCTGCGCGGACCTTGGACACTGCGTCGTCTGGCACGATCAGCTTGGGGTTTACCCCAAACATGTCGCCGTAGTCATCTATGGCTTGATCAAAATCCACCTTGTCCAGAATATCGGACTTGAGCCTGGCGAGCTGGCCAACGGTGCCCAGCCAGCGGTCGATACCCTGGCTGGCCACCGCGCGCTGCGCTTGCGCCAGCACGCTGATGAACTCTACCTTCAGCTCCATGCCTTGCAACTCGTCAGGAGGTGGCGGCAATATACCTGCATCGCTGGCGTAGCGGAACGCGGTATCGATCAGCGGAGACAACAGCTCGTTCTGCAAGCGCTCCAGCACTGGTCCAAGCATCAACAGCTTTTCCTCTTGGCGCTGTGCGATCTCAGTGGCCGTGGTGCCAGACCGGGTATCGCTGCTGATCATCAGGAACAAGTCGGCGTAATACGCCTGACGGATGCGCTCGCGCACATCGTTGATGTCGAGGTTCAAGTGCTGCAGGTTCAGGTTGACCTCGAATGCGCTCTTGATACCCCCAGTGGTTCCCACATTATCCACGTACATGACCCCGCCCGGTAGCCGGGAGCCCTTGGCCTCCTTGTACCCAACGGGCACGGCCAGGGGTGGGTTGACTTGGTAGTCAATGGCTTGACCCTTGCGCAACTGCTGGTGCTGCAACTGCTTTACATCGCCTAGACAGTCCATGCCAGGGCTTGAACCATACACATCGTTGCCAGTGACCGCCCAGCGCGGGGCCAGTGCTGGAAAGTGGTCGAAGCCAGACTCGCCCAGGAACTTGTCGTAATTGTCCTTGCCGGGCTCCATGTAGATCGATGCGAACTTCTTGTTCTTACCGTCTTTCTTGCGCACGTCGCGGTCGCGCCGGGGCTCGATCATGTGCACCACATCAACCCAGGTATCCAGCGCCTTGCGGTCGTACAGGTTCTGCACACTGATGCTGCACTTCTCAAGTCCAAACTGTTCGACCATCTGGCCGACGGTCATCTGAAACTCACGGCATAGGGTATCCACTACCCCCTTGCTGTTGGTGGCCAGCATGTACTCCCCCACGGTCAGCGGGTAGTGGTGGATCACGTTGTCGAAGTCAGGCAGCACGATGCTGGCCGCCGTGCCGAACAGCCCCAACTCCTCGTACATCATGTGCAACGCGCGGTAGGTGTTGCTCGCGGAAAAGATAGTACGTAGGACGCCAGCGGATTCGTGTAGCCAGGTCTTGACAGCAGCGGACTCCATCAAGTCTTTGTCCTCGATCTCCATACGAAACCACGGGCGCGCTGGGCTGGTCATGCCCGACATCATGCCCGCCGCCAGTGTGCGGATGCCGAACACTGCAGTGTTGTCAAGGATGTTGTTGCTGCGCTTGTCGCCCCGGTTGCGGTCAGTGACGAAGTACCGGCCAGCGCGGGGCTGCTGGTAGTCGCTGATCTCTCGCCAGTGTGGAATCCAGCTTGAGCGTTCTGTGGTCAGCGCAGACTTGCGCGCCAGCATGCGCTGTCTGCGGTTGATTGGCTCGTCCATTACCCGCCCAGCAAGGAGGTTTTACCAGTGGTGGCCGTGGCTACGCCGCTCGGCCCGGTAAGCAAGGTGCTCCCACCGACGGCACCGTTCGTGCGGTTCATCTTGGCTTTGTCGGTCAATACTGTTGTCTCAGGCTGTTTGACATCCTGTGCGGCAGCGGGCGTGGAGACGCTTGGGGTTGACGTTGATAGACACATGTGCGTGATCCTATGCAGTTTCGCGCATTGTGCAGATGGGGGTGGGGGTTACGGACACAGCTACCTGTGCAGGTTAGCGTATGGGTCGTAGTTCATGCTCGGCCTGTCTGGTTCGCGCAACGCCTGGATGGCGCGCACCTTGGGCATGTCGATCAAGGCCAGGATGACGGCGCTGGCGCGGTCAGGACTTCGGCCCACACGTTTGACCACCTCGTCCCGGCTCTCAACCTTGATCATCATGCCCGACAGTTCCCAGCGGGGGGCGCACAGCTCGGCCAGTAAGTCCTTGTCAGGGGGAAGCGCTATACCATTGTCCGCCGTGGGGTCCAGCGCCTCGCGCATCTGCCACCAGAGCTGGCTGCGCAGGTTCATGAAGCTCAGGCGCCCCGACTTGTCGCGCGAGGTGGCCTTCTCGCTGACGTTGATGCCGTACACATCCTGCCCTGAGCTGTTGAGCACGTCGTAAGGGCTGGCGCCGACACCAATCACGTCGATCATGATGGGTGCGTAGTCCCTGCGCTCACCGATTACCAGGCCCGCGACGATGTTGCCGTTTGGTGTCTCGCTGCCTGGGTGCAACTTGAGTTTGTCGAACCACAGGTCAGTCTCTGGCGTCTTGTGCCGGGTTGACAGCGCGGTGTTGTCTTTGCCCCCGCGCGCCACGTCAACCCCCATCGACAACATTTCGCCACGCGGGCTGCGCTCTTTCCACCGCGCCATGGCGATCTCAACCCACGAGGTTGGGGTCACCTGCCACGGGCCGTCCTCCATGCCCGCCTCGAAGTTGCCGTTCAGCATCTGGCTGCGCAGTGGCTCGGGCAGGGCCTGCAGTTGCGCCATGTAGCCTGTTGACACAAGGAACGGATTATCGGTGATACGCGACGGGATAAACGTGCGGGATTCAGGCTGAACGATCTCTTCAGGGCGGTACGCCAGTGGGTCGAAGTCGTAGACGCGCTCCCCGGCCACCAGCACGAACGACCTGGGGTTGTGGTCTGTGATCCACGCGTCTTTGCCTGACTCAGGGTCCACGTAGACGTAGCGCAGCTCGCCCGGCCCTGTTGGGTACATGGGGTGGCGCTTATCCAGCCAAGGCGCAAAGAAGCTGATCACCCATCGGCCTTCGGCGTTGGTCGGTGGGTTGAAGGTCAGCAGCGTGCGTGTGCGTTGACCAGGGCGTGTGGTACGCACCCAACCCTTGACGAAGCGCACCTGCGCCTCAAGGAAGTTGGCGGCCTCATCAATGACAAGCAGGTCTTTGGGCCGTCCTTGGTACTTGGTTTCATCACCCAAGTTGGGCATGGAGTTAAACTCGATCAGCCTGTCGTCACTGTCGCGGTATACGGTGGGCTTGCCGTTGATGTCGTCGCGGGAGCCTACGATCTCGGCCAGGCGATCAATTACCCCAGTGAGTTGTGGGCCTTCGCGGCGGAAGAACTGCGTGCGGTAATGCTCGGTAAGCGCTAGGCCAATGGCCAAGTCAGTCTTGCCCCCACCTGCTGCACCACCAAACCCAATGACATCAGCCAAGGACTCGTAGGCCATGGTCTGCGGGCCTGGCAGTGGGCGCCATACGCGCGCTTTGATGTCGGCTGACACCAAGGCGTTCAGCTCTTCACGTTCAGCCGGTGTCAGGTAGCGCTCAAGTGCACGGACTTCTTGGGGGGTCACAAAGCAACAAGAATCAAAGCAAAGAACACCCAGCAGGAGGCTAGGCCAATAGTGATGTTGATATCAATTTGGTAGCGTTCGTAGAAGTTTTTCATGATAGTGATATCCCACTGTTTGAAGGTGCGGCCATTACCCCCACAGCTTCTGGCCAAAACATACTTACACGCGCTGCGGCATCACGCATAGCTTCCCAGGTATGCCCTTCAGCCAGTATGTTGCATGCCAAGTCGGACCCCGCTTGCTCGTCAATAAATAACCGTCTGTCAGGCAGTTTACTCATGCCAAATCCCCAAAGTCATCTTGTTGCGTCTTGCGCTGTGCTGCGAGGGCCAGGAGCTGGGCCACGCGCGCACTGCGCGTCGTTTCATCGAACTGCACTGGCGCACCCTCTGCGCCAGTCAGTTCTGTGCGGTCTGCGTAGACCTTCTTGCGCCGTCCTTTGAGCACCAGCACCAGCATGGTGTCGCTGTGCTTTCGGATCGTGAGGGGGATAGGCTGGCCGTTGTCGCCCAGCATCGGGCGATAGTGCTCGGCACCCTCAGGATCAACGTAGCGCTCATAGCGGTAGGCTAGGCGGCCCTTGTCCACAACGGGCTCTTCAAAACCCACCACGCCCCGCCTGAAGGCCTCCGCTTCGGCTTTATCAATGCCTTCTTCCATTGCCTCGCGCTCGGCGTCTGCGAACTCTGGGTCTGCCTCACGGGCACGCCAAGCGGTTGAGCGGTCCACCCCAGCCGCTTCGCAAGCGTGCTTGATCACCGGAAGCTCGCGCAGAGCGTTCAGGTAGGCGGTGCGCCAGGGGTAGTGTTTATCGGCCATGGGGTGAAGATACAGGCAGATCAACCAAGTACGGACACCCGAACCATGCGCACCACCGTTTGGCTGCGCCGGTACCCGTTCAGTATTTTCCAGATGCCACCCTTGCTCATGTCCATCTTGTTGCCAATCTCGGTGAGCGTCAGACCAGCGTCACGCAGTGCGTGCACCTGATCGATCTCAACGTCCAGCAGTTTGGCTCGTGGATGGTTTTCACCGATGCGGTTGCCGTTTTCGTTGAGTGCTACCAGTTTCTGCATACACCCCTCCAGTGTGTAAAAGTTTGCACGTTCGCCACGTAATTTGCCCCGCTACACGCAACAAATGCAACACCCCAAAGGGTGGTGTTGCATTGCATTGCGATTTTTGTAGCTGCGCAACACGGTAATAAATTGCAAGTTGCATGAAAAGTTGCGTGTTGCATCGTCCAATCCGCACGAAACTGCGCGTTCAGTGAGGCACATTGCCCGGCACAAACGGCGCATAACCCGGTTCAAACTCCAAATAGTAGCGAGGTTGCCCCATGTTTTTAATGGCAACAAGGCGGTCAACAAGGGGTTTTGTGGCAGGTAATACGCCTCCTGAAGCATTCTGATTTGCTCATACAGGTACTTTTCTTCATCGCTTTCCGCGCTCGGCATGTGAATAAGTTTCATAGCAAACCCCTTTCAGCAAATTGCAATACAACCATCATCACCAAGCCAATACGGTGCCTCGTCGCCACTACACAGCGACTCCAAAGCCTTGCGTGCCCGCATGCGCCGGGTGTCCCGCTTGCCATCGGCTGGAGGGTCCATGCGCTTGATTGAATCAGCCAGCACTGGGCCAACTTCAATGCCTTCAGTCTGGGCCTTGGCGAACTCTTGAATCACGGCATTGACGACAGCCTCAACCACCCCCAGCTTGCGGCTGGCAATGCCCCCCACCGCTGGTATGGCCGCCTCGATCACAACGCACGAGGTGATGGGCTCCAGGTCTTCATCGACGCCAATACGTACGATGTCCAGGTCAAAACCCCACTCTAGCTCGTCCTCGCCGTCCTTTTGCTTGGACAAGCGCAGCATGCGCCCTGTAGGCGTGCGAATGGCCTCCAGCTCTGCATCCGCTGCAGCGCGCAGCCCTGACCACCCTCGAGCACCTTTGCTGCTGTCCTTGCCCGCGTGATGGATCAAGATCACCACAGCGCCTGTGGCCCGGTGGATGCCCTTGCAGTGGGCCATGGCCTTGCCCATGTCCTCACCTGCGTTCTCGTTCCCCCCTGGCATGACCTGGGCGAACGTGTCCACGACCACCACGTCAGCACCGCCACTGGCCTTGATGGACCTGGCCACATCCAGGGCGTCTATCTTTTCTAAGAAGTTGGGCGCCGCGTTGATGACCCCGATGTTCAAGGCGTCGAGGTCAATGACGTTGTGTTGAGCGTAGGCTTGCATTCGGTTCCTGAAGCCCCCGGCGCCTTCGGCGGCGATGTAGACAACCCGGCCTTGCTTGGTCTTCTTGCCCCGCCACGGCAGCCCCCGAGCGATGCACCCGGCCATGTCCAACGCCATGAATGTCTTGCCCGACCCGCTGGCGCCGTAGAGCACGACCAGTTCAGCCTCGGGCAACACGTGCTTGATGATCCAGCTGGGCGCGGGCTTGTTGGCGAACTCGCTGGCGGTGAGCACTGGGAATCTGAGAGTAGGCGCTACTGAATCTGTAGCTGCCAGCCCTTTATCTTCGAGGGCTGGCAGCGCATCAAACTCTTCCATTAAGGCGGGGCCATTGACCGCCATGCCTGCCATTTTCATGGCTGTGCGGATGGTGACTGTGCGCTCGTGGTTCTTACCAAAGGACGACCAGCGCTGAAGCAAGACATCGCGCCCCGGGAACTTGCCCCCGAGCTCTGACCAATCACACCAGTAGTCGAATCCCTCGCCCCGGGTCTCGTGGTGCAGGCCCATGCCGACGGCCAGCCACTCGTCGTGGCCCATGTCTGGGTTGAGAGCTACCAGCAGGCTTTCTATTTGCTGGGTACTAAGACCCACTGGTTCACCAGCGCTGACGTGAATCTCCCCAGGGGGACGCGCAAAACGCTGTGTGCAAAGTCCACGCACGGCGTCGTCGACGGTTGCGATATTGTTCTCGTTGCCGAGGATGTCAGTGATGTCGAGTCGATTTCCGGTGAAGGTGACGAAGCCCTTGGAGCTGAAGACTTCAAATCCGTAGGGCTCCCCATGTGATTTTGAGTTGCCATATTGACCCTTCACAAAAGCGCGGACGCCAACCCCGCTGGGTGAATATTCGGCGTAGGTGTTGGTGACTATGGGCTCAAGGTCTGGGTGCAGCACCCCGTTGGTGATGCACTTGTCGAAGTCCAGCGCACAGATGTTGAACTTAGGCATGGGCACAAAGCCCACGCCGTCGAAGCCCCGCCGGGCTGCAGCTGTGCGCGCTGCGTCGAATGTGGTGAGCTGCTGGCGGTCCTCTGGTTCCCCCTGCTTGCCGTGGCGCTTGGCGCCCGTCGTGTAGTAGGGAATCTTGCGGGGCTTGGCCTCACCCTCGTGATACTCGAACCGCCATACCAACCAGGCGGGCAGGTTGCGCATTTCATCAGGTGCGACGATGTTCGACACGTGGGGTTTGATGTGGGTGACGGCGGTCATGCAAGGTCTCCATCACGGCTTGGATAAAGCTTTGCGCTTGGATAGCGTTGACCGCGTTTCCATAGGCGCGCAGGCGTCCCACTCGGGCGGGAGCCCTATGAGCCAGCGGGAATGTGCCGGGTTCAACGGACCTGAACTTGTCATCCCGGCAGTAGAGCCAGTCAGCATCTCGCCAGTGGCCGTTAGTCGGGCCGGGCCTGCTATCTTGGCCATTCCCGCCAAAGTTTCCAATCCGCGTTGCGTGGTCGGCTGATCCTTGGTGTTGCAGGTTGCCGTAGGCCACCCCGCTAGATTCGAGTCCTTGTAGCCGCGCGTCGTGGGGGTTGCCCACGACGCTAAACTCGCCGACGTGTGCAGCAAGTAATCAGCCTTGCGGTTCTCCACTTCCCATGGTGTGGCCTCTGCATATTTGGAGTCCTGTACCCGAGGCGTTGGCCACCCAGTAAAGTCTGTCTCGGATGTGCGGCGCACCGACGCTCGCAGCCGGAAACGGGACCGCCCCGAAGGCGTAACCCAAGGCTTCCAAGCCAGTGTGTACAAGGTCGATCCAAGGGTTTGCGTCCTTGCTTGCAACCTGCTCACCAAAGACGCATTCAGGGCGGCACTGTTCGATGAGGTGATAGAAAGCTGGCCACAAGTGCCGCTCGTCAGCAAACCCAGCGCCTTTGCCTGCCGTGCTGAAAGGCTGACATGGGCAAGAGCCTGTCCAAACTCTTCGGTCGTCAGGCCATCCCGCACAGCGCAAAGCTCGGGACCAGACGCCGACTCCAGCAAAGAAGTGGCACTGCGTGAATTCTTGGAGTTCGATGGGGTGAACGTCTTCGATACTGCGTTCATCGACAACCCCGTCAGCGATGTGCCCTGCTGCGATAAGGTTTCTGATCCACTGGGCGGCGTAGGGATCGATCTCGTTGTAATAGGCTGGCATGACATTTTTGCGCTTTCAAAATCGTCATGGGTGGGGGTTCCGAAGTCGCCAAACCCTACCCGCTGTCCACGGGTCGGAACCCCCACCCATGGCGGGACAGTAATGGTTTGGCACTCGGACTGTACCACCATTTTTACTATTTGCTAAATTTGTGTGCCCCACTTGCGCAAGTAGGCACCTGTGAATTCCACCTCGCCACGGGCCTTGCACCCAGGCAGGAACTCACACACCCACAGCTCACACACCCACAGCTCACGCACACGAGACTTCAGCACTAGGGTGTTGCCACTGGGCAACGCCAGACGCATGCCGGTGCGAAGTTTGGGGGTCATTTATTTGCAGAGAACAGGGCAGCCGGGGGGGGAGGAACCGAAGGTCATGCTCGGCTCCGCATTTCGGCCAAAGCGCGGGTCAAATCCAGCGATGCGCGTTTAGCCGACGCCGATTGTTTGCCGTTTTCGCACCACGGATATATGACAGTATCCCCTGGGCAGGATTAACCCTTTCGGCGGCCTCAATAAATCTTTTGGCCTCAGCAATCGCTTTGGAAACTTTTTCAAACCTCATAGCTGCAACTCCAGTTGACGTGAATCGACAATTGGAAATTCGCTGACCACCGCCCGTGAGCCCAGGCACTTGGCCGCGTACTGGCAGACCTGGCACGCTTCGCAGAGGTCAGTACGCACCACCTTGGGCAATCGGCCTTTGCTGGCCTTGTTCATTTCAGCAGTGGCAGCTTCAATCTTGCCCGCCATGATGGCGCTAGCCTGCCGGTGGCCGCCAGACAGCTGATACAGATGCCCCCGACTGGTGCCAGCCTTGGACGCGAGAAGAATCTGTTCTTCGACGGTGGCCGCCGACATCCAGACTGTCATTGGGTGTAGTGTTTTCATGCGCCAATTTTAGCACGCTGTAAAGCTATCGCAGCATAAAAAAAGCAACAGATCGCTAAAAACCCCACGCTTAAGTCGGGAATCTATTGCATTGTGTTTTTAGCATGTGCTACATTTAAGCCATCAACAACGCAACCAGGAGAACGACATGCCCACCCCACAATTCACGCCCGGCACCTGGGCGCTCACACCGTCCCTCGATGCACACGTCTGGCCGCGCCCGGTCGTCATTTCACTGGATGGGGATCACACCCGCACGGTGGCCGAGGTGGCATACAGCCCCTTCATGCATGACAACGCGAAGCTGATCTCGGCAGCCAAGGACTTGCTGGTGGCGCTGCAGTTCGTGATGACCGCGCACGGCGAACAGCTTGACACCGCGTTTGCGCAGGCCCAAGCCGCTATCGACAAGGCAACAACTTAGCCACCAAGGAGAACTCACCATGATGCAAACCACATTGAACAAAATACGCAAACACTCCCCCTGCACCGAAGGCTGGAAGCAGTTGCTCGGCACTTTGGGCAAAACCAAGGCCGACGACGAGCCTGTAACCCTGATTCAAATTCTTGACAGCAACGGCCTTGATGATGCCTTGTGGTGCCTTCAGGCTGTTGAAGGTCACGACAAAGAGATCAGGCTGTTTGTTGTTTGGTGTGCACGTCAGGTGCAACACCTGATGACCGACCCCCGTAGCATTACCGCGTTGGACGTGGTGGAGCGATACGCAAAGGGGGAAGCCTCGCACGCGGAACTAGCCGCAGCACAGGACGCAGCACAGGACGCAGCACAGGAGGCACAGGACGCAGCATGGGCCGCACGGGACGCCGCACGGGACGCAGCATGGGCCGCACGGGACGCCGCACGGGACGCCGCACGGGCTGCCGCACGGGCTGCCGCACGGGACGCACAGGCTGCCACACAGGCTGCCGCACGGGCTGCCGCACGGGCTGCCACATGGGCCGCCGCACAGGCTGCACAGGCTGCCACACGGGCCGCGCAAGAAGCTGAATTTCGTCGCATTTGTGCATAAAAAGTTTCCAAACCGCTTTAGCATCCGCTACACTATGTTTTACCAACCCTGAAAGGAACTCACCGTGTTAACAGTCACCCTTACATTCAAATCCATCGAGGCAGCCCGCGCCGCACTGCTGGAAATTCCAAGCTCTTCGCTGGTCGGCGGGGAAGATGTTGCCCCTAAAAAGGAGGCCAAGAAAATAGTCCCCAGCATCGCCCTTGAAAGCGGCGAGTTCATCCCCGCCGACAAGATCCCAGCGGGCAAGCAGGTGCGCCAGCCCAACCATCCGGACGACAAGAGCCAGATCACCAGCGCGGGCACTGCTGGCGTGCTGGAGGACAAGCCCGCCCCAAAGTCGGAGGTTACGACCTCTTCGGAGAAGCCCTCCGAATCAGTCGAATATCCTGTCTTGCAAAAAGCGGTGTTCACCCTGGCCAGTAAGAGCCGCGAAAAGGCCGCCGCCGTGGCCGCCAGCTTCGGCGTCAAGACCTTCAAGGAACTGTCTGAAGACAAGTGGTTCGCCGCGTTGACCGCTGTGAATGCCGCGCTGGAAGAGGTGGCGTGATGAAGCCCCGCAACTTTCCGGTGCGCAAGCTGCGCCGCCAACTTGGGGCCAGGCTCAGAGCTGACCCAGCATTCGCCCCAACCACAAAGCAGGCTGAACTGTTGCTGACGCCAAAAGACAACAGCTTTAAGCCCGGTAAGCTCGCGTGGAGGGTCTATGGCTGAAGCCCAACACTCCGCCTGGGGTGCCAGCAAATTCGAGTCCATCATGCTTTGCCCAGGCAAGCATGTGCTCGAAGCTGGCAAGCCCAACAGCACCAGCAAGTACGCCGCTGAAGGCACGGCTGCGCACCAGGTACTAACTTGGGCGCTGCAACAGGGGCGCATAGCGCACTCGTTCATTGGAATTGACATAGAGGCCGAGGGCTTTGTGTTTGTGGTCGACGCGGACATGGCGGGCCACGTGCAGACGACTATCGACTATGTGCACGCCCTGGCTGGCAGCGACGGTGTGGTGTTTGCTGACATCCGTGTCAACTACTCTACCTACCTCGACGTTGAGTTCGACGCCGCTTGGGGCACCGCCGACGTGATCCTTGCTCGGGGCAGTGAGCTGATTGTTGTGGACTTCAAATATGGCATGGGTGTTGAGGTCAGTGCCGAAAAGAACCCGCAGATGATGCTCTACGCCCTCGGTGCGTTGCAGGCATACAACGGTCTGGTGGCTGACTTTGACATGGTGCGCATCGCCATCAGCCAACCACGCATCAAAGCCGTGCCCAGCGAGTACGACATGAGCGTCGAAGCACTGGAAGTGTGGGGTCACAACACAGCCAAGGCCGCCGTGGTTGCCTGCCTGCACGCTGAAACGCTCACCGAGCACCCGCAGTTCAATGAAACGTTTTTGCGCCCCGGTGAAAAGCAATGTAAGTTTTGCAAGGCAAAGGCGACTTGCCCACAATTGCGGGCTGAGGTGGCCGCCACCATGCTGGACGTTGGGTACACCCCGGCCAGTCCTGACGAGTTCGCAGACGCCAACGTTGTGCCTGTGTCAGAGGCTGTCGAAACATTGGACGAGACAAGCTTGTGGCTGTCAGTGTGCCTAGACAAAGCCAACCTGATCGAAGACTGGTGCAAGGCCGTGCGTGCCGAGGTCGAGCGTCGTCTGCTGGCTGGTGACAGCGTGCCGGGCTACAAGCTGGTGCAGGGCAAGCAAAGTAATCGTGCATGGGCCGACGCCAAGGTTGCCGAGGCCACGCTGAAGTCGATGCGGTTGAAAGAGGCCGACATGTACGACTTCAGCATCAAGAGCCCCACGCAGATAGCCAAGCTCGGCCCTGCCCTTGACAAAGACGGCAAACCCAAAGCTATCAAACCAGGTGCGACACCCCCTGTCATTGGCCCCCGCCAGTGGCCCAAGGTCGAAGCCCTCATTACCAGAGCGCCAGCCAAGCCCCACGTGGCGCCTGTTTCCGATTCTCGCCCGGCATTGGAGGTCACGCCGGTTGTAGATGACTTCACTGATGTGGCCCCACTTGACGATCTTGCTTAACTTTTTAAAGGAACCCTACCATGGCAACTACTCAACCCACCCCAATTGGTCGCATCTTGCTCAAGAACGTGCGCCTTTCATTTGCCCAAGGTCTGTTTGAAGCAACGGTTATCCCTGGCGCTGACGCCACAGCAAAGCCAAAATATAACTGTGGTCTTATTGTTCCGCCAGACCACCCCCAGTACAACGCTTTGATTGAAAAGCAAAAAGCGGTTGCTCGTGAAAAGTGGACGGGCAAAGACAAGGCGGGTAAGCCGCTGTGGGAAGGCGTGTACCTCGCCCTTGAAAAAAAGGACCGCCTGGCCGTGCACGATGGTGACGCTAAACCGAGCTACGACGGCTACCCGGGCAACTTCTTTCTGTCGCCAAGTGCATTGGAAAACGCCGCGCCAACAGTGATTGACCTTGATCGCTCCCTCCTGTCGGCTAAGTTGGGCCGCCCGTACTCTGGGTGCTACGTGAATGCGGCGATTGAACTGTGGGCGCAAGACAACAACTTTGGCCAGCGCGTGAACGCCCGGTTGCGCGGCATCCAGTTCTTTGCTGACGGTGACAGCTTCAGCGCAGGCCGCCCAGCCGATGCCGACGAGTTCGAGAGCGTCGAGGAAGGCGCAGGGGCCGACGACTTCGCATAACGAGCGCAGCCCTGGCAACAGGGCTGTTTGGTGAGTGGCTGCAGGGCCTAGTCGGGCCAGCAGTTAGTTCAGAGGCAGAACACCCAGTAATGGGAACAGTCGGCGAGTCGGATAAGCCACTGCCAAGTCTGCAGCTACTCACCAAACAGCGGGGGCGCTCTCTCCTTGATGCGACGGTACGACTCCACCGGGCAACAAATAAGTGATTGAGGTTTACCTGGTCCCGCGCCGGACATTTCAGCTAGGTGAATCTGACCATGACCGCGAGGCCATAATTCTGAAGCGGGTAATCACTTTGACGGGTCAACCTAATTTTTTGAAAGACCAAGATGGAAATTTGGAAAGACATACCCGGCTACGAAGGCCGCTACCAAGTCAGCGACCTGGGCAACGTGCGAAGCGTTGACCGCTACATGCGCGCGGTGTCCAAAGCTGGGAGAGAATACCCTCGCCTGGCGCGCGGCAAGACTTACACCTCAATTACCCAAGCCGCACGGGGTGAGCGGGTGCGCGCCAAGACAGCTGCAGGGTGGACCGTATGAACATCCTCTGGGGGGATACCGAAACATTCTCCGAATGCGACCTCAGGAGCGCAGGCACCCACAGATACGCCGAGCATGAGTCCACGGAAATTATTGTTTGGCAGTGGGCGCTGAACGACGGCGAGCCCGTTGTTGAGGATCTGACTGGGCGCAAGCAGCCAAGCGCTGCATCTCTCAAACACCTGAACGACCCGAACACGGTGTTGGTATTTCACAACGCGGTTTTTGACCGCACGTTGATGCGTCACTGCTGGGGTCTAGATATCCCCGTTGAGCGGTTCACGGACACCATGATCCAGGCGATGGCGCACGGTTTGCCAGGCAGCCTGGACAAGGTTGGCCAGATCGTTGGTCTCGAGGCTGACCTGGCCAAAGACAAGCGCGGCAGGGAGTTGATCATGCTTCTGTGCAAGCCGCGCCCAAAGAACTCAACTCTCAGGAGGGCTACCCGTAAAACACATCCCGAACAGTGGGCCGAATTCCTTGAGTACAGCAGACAAGACATCATCGCCATGCGTGCAAGCAGCAAACGTCTTCCAACCTGGAATTATCGTGCTGGGCACCCTGAACTGGTCCTCTGGCACCTTGACCAGCGAATTAATGATCGGGGGGTGGCGGTTGACTTACACCTGGCAAATGCCGCGATTCAGGCTGTTGCCATCGAACAAAAGCGAATGAAAGCTGAGGTCACCGAGCAAACAAACGGGCTCGTGACCAACGTCAGCCAGCGCGACAACCTGCTGGCATTCATCTGCGCTGAGTACGGTGTCACCTTGCCAGACATGAAGGCCGATACCCTGCGCCGTCGGATGGAAGACCCAGAACTGCCCGAAGCGGTCAAGCTGCTGCTGGCCATCCGTCTTGAGGCCACCAAGACCAGCACCGCCAAGTACAAGGCGTTGACGAACTCTGTAAGTAGTGATGGCCGCCTGCGCAATACCACCCAGTTCTGCGGGGCCTCACGCACTGGGCGTGACGCACACCGGCTATTCCAGCCGGGCAACTTGCCTCGCCCAGAGCTGGGATTCGACGGCGAAGCCCAGGAGCTGGTGGTCGAAGCTCTCAAAATTGGCTGCGCTGATTTGGTCTACACCAACGTGATGCAGCAGACAGCCAACGCTATCCGTGGCTGCATCATCGCCCCGCCCGGCAAGAAGCTGGTCGTCGCTGACTTGTCCAACATTGAAGGCCGTGGGCTTGCATTCTTGGCGAGTGAACAATGGAAGTTGAAGGCGTTCGCCGAGTTTGATCAGGGCATCGGTGCCGACCTGTATAAGCGCGCCTACGCCGCCGCGTTCAACATCACCCCTGAAGAGGTCACCAAGCCCATGCGCCAGATTGGCAAGGTCATGGAGTTGGGTCTAGGGTACGAGGGGGGTGTCGCTGCGTTCATCACGTTCGCCATTGTGTACGGTATGGACCTTGAAGAGCTGGCCACCGCTGTGTGGGAAGCAGCCAGCCCAGAGGCCATCAAGCAAGCCCAGGGTATGTACGCCTGGTTTAAGAAGCAACGGCGCAGCACCTTGGGCCTGCCGGAAAAGGTGTGGGTTGCCTGTGAGGTTCTGGTGCTGGGCTGGCGTGAAGCTCACCCCAACACCAAAGCACTTTGGAAAGCCGCAGGCGACTCAGTGCGCGCCGCCATAGCCAACCCGGGCCAGAGCTTCACCATCGGCGAGCACCTCAAGGCCCGCCGCGATGGTGCGTGGTTGCGCATCCGTCTGCCTAGTGGCCGCTACCTCTGCTACATCAACCCGAGCGTGGCTGACGACGGGCAGATCACCTATTTTGGGGTCAACCAATACACGAGGCAGTGGGGCGCTATCAAGACATACGGGGGCAAAATTATCGAAAACGCCAATCAGGGCTTTGCCCGTGATTTGTTTTTTTACAACACCCCAGCTATCGAAAAAGCGGGGTACGGGATCTTGGTAAAAATCCACGATGAAGCAATCACAGAAACCCCCGACACCGACGACTACAACACCGAAGCCCTGGCCGGAATGATGGCCACCGCTCCGAGCTGGGCCAAGGGAATCCCGCTCGCTGCTGCGGGGTTTGAGACTTACCGCTACAGAAAGGACTGACATGAAAAAGAAACCGGAACCTTGCCCCCTGTGCAACAAGCCCCCAAAGGATGGATGCAGCCACATTGACTGCCCGTCGCGCAAGCATACACTGCACGCCCCTACTACCCCTGGGTTCTACAACCCGGCGGGCTACCGGGTGCCTCCGAAGAGCCACCCCGGCAAAGATTAGGGTTTTCCCTAGTTGCGAAGTATTAGCATGTGCTACAATTCTCCCATCAACAACCAACAGGAGAGCCCAAGATCGTACGCAGCTACAACGCCGCACGTCAATTCATCAACGCCCGCAGCTAAAACCATCCTCTAGCCCATGCGCAGTAAGGACCGAAAGCTATAACTTCTGTAACAACCGGAGAGCAACATGTCAAAGCCAACATTCACCGACCAACCCGTGCGCTACACACGCACCCCACGCCTTGACCAGTCTATGGCCGAGTACGCCTCCAGCATCGAGCGCAAACGCACCAGCGAGCCGCGCGGCTGGTGGTTTGCCATCATCGTCCTGGCTATCGTTGCGGCGTATTTTGTCGTGGTGCAATCATGAGCGATAACACTACACTCTATTTTTCCGTTGTCACCAACATCTACCTGGCGAAGCTGGTGCCCATTAAGTACGCGGCCCTCTTGGCGGCGTTTAACTGTACCATGTGCCTGCTGGTGGTCGTGAGGGGGCAGCTATGAAAGAACGCGACATTGAGCGCTACCTCGTAAAGCGCGTGAAGGAACTGGGCGGCGCCTGCAACAAAGTGGTTTGGCCTGGCCGCAAGAATGCTCCTGACAGGGTGGTGATGCTGCCTCCGCTCGAAGTTGATACGAAAAACTTCAAGTGCCGCAAGCACCGCACCACTTGGGTCGAAGTCAAAAACCCCGACACCATCCTGACCTTCCCAGCCAACACCCACGAGCGCGCCCAAGCCCGTGAGCACGAGCGCATGCGCGCCCTGGGCCAGCGGATCGCGGTTGTTGGTACCTATGAACAAGTTGACGAGGTACTGAAATGACTACTAAACGGTGCGCAACTCCCTTTTGTCGGAACATGACTGGCGCCGTCGTTCCCCGCTACGACAACCTACCTGCGGAGCCGTTCAAATGGCGCGACGGTAACGGCGTGTTCCACCCTGTTGCGGGTATGGAAACCCGCCATCTATTTTTCACTCTACGTATGATCTGGAATAACACGATGCCTGCTATGTGTCGTCTTCCTGGCAATCTATACTCATTCGGGCCTTTTTACACCAAAAAGTACATGCTTGACGCCGTCGCCGCTATCACCGCAGAGCTTGCTAATCGAACTGATATGGCACCCGATTGGCTTAGCCAGCTTCAACAACTGGTTGATTGGCTTGCCACACCCCAGCTAACAGTAAGCACGAGGTACTGAAATGAGCATCCAACCTGTGGGTTTCACCCCCATCTACGGTCGGCGGCGCATCAACTACGTGCCGTCAAACAAAGTCCCGGCGTTCGTCAAGCTGTTTGAAGCCCTTGCCAACCGCTTGGGCAGTGAGGCCAAAGCGCTAAAGGTTTCCGAGCTGTCTACCTCAGCGCTGTACAGCATGCGCCAAGAGAACGTCTTGACCGACAAGCAGGCCCACAAACTGCTATCCGCGTACAAAAAAGGCAAACAATGAAAGGCCAGCCATGAGTACAACAGAACAACTTCGTTGTGTTATCTCAGACTTATGCGATGAGTGTAAAAACCTCCGCGCAGCCCTTGCGAAAGCTGAGCAGGAGCGTGATGCCCTAGCCAAGTGTAAGCTGATCGACAAAGACGCTTATATAGTCATGCGTGGCCAGCGAGACGAACTTCAAGCCAAGCTCACGGTGCTGAAGGGGAAGGAACCTATCAACCCTTACCCAGAAGGCTCACCGGGATCAGCATGGCAAGCTGGGTACAACGGCACGACAAACTTTGGCGCAAAAGGCAGCGATAACGACCGCCAATGGAAAGAAGGAGCAAAAGCACGCAAGCTCTACGCCGCAGCAGGCGCAGCACCCGTGCCAGAAGGGTGGCAGCACCAAGGAAGTGAATCATGACACCCGCATTCATTTCAAGACTGATGACATTTGCCCAGACGGGGTATCCGAAAGCCTACGCCGCGAGTGACGTTATGAGAGGTGACGTATTTGCTTTGATGGAAGCCGCAGGTAGAGCTTATCCCGAGCCAAGGTCAAAGAAGTCGCTTGCCCAGCTGATTGAAGAAGAAAATGCAAGATGGCTTGCAGAACAGGAACCAGTATGACCGCAGTACCAAAAGAACTTCTGACCCAGCGGAAAGATGCACTCAGCCTGCCAGTTGCACGCTGGAACAAACGGCAAACTGAAATTGTGAATGCAGCCCTCGCATCCATGCAAGCGACCATTGACCAGCCGGAGCTGGAGTCTGTGGCGTGGCTTGTGACCGGAGAAGACCTCAACTCGCTACAAGTCAACTCTATCAGGAGGCTTATCGAACGCTGCAAACACGCCCACTATACCGACTTGGTCATTTGTATAAACGGGAAAGATGAGCACTATGAAGCCGACTGGATAAAGCACCTTAAGGAAACACCATAAGCACCAGCCAAGCCGCTGACGGATGAGCAGATTCAAGAGATCGTTACAAAAGCAGTGCGTGAACGTAAGTTGTCGCGGCTTGGGTTTAAGAAATATGATCAAGGTAAGTACACCCTCCCGTCCCTCAGCCCATCAGACTACCAAATGGCCCGTGCTATAGAAGCAGCCCACAACATCGGAGGGTAGCAATGACCTCCCAACCAAAACCCCCACCCGAGTGGCCAACATGGCCGTTCACCCGCCTGATGCCCGAGCAAATGAAAAAGCTGGAGCGCCAGATTGCTGCGCGCCAGCGGCGCGAATGCCCGGAAGCGCCGCTATGAACACTGGTGTCCACGTCGATCTGAACCAGGTAGCCGACTGCATCCGGGGGCGCATAGACTTGCCAGCCGACATGACGTTCATGATGGAATGCCTGAGCATGGTCGTGGAGTGCCTGGCCAAACAGATCCAACTGCCCGCCGCCGAGGTGGCGCAGGATTTATTGACACTTGTGAAGGGGGAGTCTTGACCCTGCGCATATACAACCCCCGCCCTTTCGCCCAGATGGTTATGGGTCACTACGCGGATGTTCCGCGTTGTGCGTTCTGGGGAAAACCCGGCGTTGGTAAGACCTTGCTCACCCTCACCCACCTAGATATCCTACACAACGTCTGGGGCGAAGACAAGCCTACGCTGGTGCTGGCGCCTCTGCGCGTTGCGCGCGACACCTGGGCCACGGAGGCTGGCCGGTGGCAGCACCTGCGCGGGCTTGACGTGGTGCCGGTGGTGGGTAACGTAGACGCGCGCAAGGCCGCCCTGCGCAAGTCGGCACCTGTCTACGTGACCAACTACGAGCAGCTGCCTTGGTTGGTTGAAACACTGGGCGCCAAGTGGCCTTTTTCCACGGTGGTGGCCGACGAAGCAGTGCGCCTCAAGGGCTTCAGGCTCAAGCAAGGCACCCAGCGCTCACAGGCCCTGGGCGAGGTGGCGCACAAGAAGGTGAAGCGATTCATTCAACTGACCGGCACCCCGGCCAGCAACGGGCTCAAGGATCTGTGGGGACAAGCTTGGTTCTTGGACGAGGGCCAGCGCCTGGGGCGCACTTACTCTGCGTTCGAGAACCGGTGGTTCGCTTACAAGCGCGTGATCGACGCGATCAGCCACAAGCCCGGCATTGTGCCGGTGATCCTACCCAACGCGCACGAAGAGATTCATGCACGTCTTGCGGACCTGTGCCTCACACTGGACCCCCGTGACTGGTTCGACCTGAAGGAGCCAATCGTCAATGTGATCGAGGTCGATCTGCCCAAGGCCGCACGCACCAAGTACCGTGAGCTGGAGCGCGAGCTGTTCACCATGATTGGTGGCCAAGAGGTTGAGGTGTTCAACGCCGCCGCCTTGAGCAACAAGTGCCTACAGTTTGCCAACGGCGCGGCGTACTTGGATGCGGACAAGTACGGCAAAGGTACTTGGGTTGAGGTGCACCGTGAGAAGTTGGACGCCTTGCAGGAACTGATCGACTCCACAGGTGACGACCCCCTGCTGGTAGCCTACGAGTTCAAGTCTGACCGTGACCGCATCGTGTGTGAGTGGCCCGGCGCGCTGGACCTAGCTACACCAGACGGTTTGGCCAAGGCCAAGGCAGGCAAGGGTAAAGTGTGGTTCGGCCACCCGGCCAGTATTGGTGAAGGAATTGATGGGCTACAGGAATACTGCAACACGATTGTGTTCTTCGGCCAAACATGGAGGATTGACCTCCACGACCAGATCATCGAGCGCATTGGACCGATGCGCCAGATGCAGGCGGGCAAAGACCGGAATGTCTTTGTCCATTACATCGTCGCGCGGGGCACTGTGGACCAGGTGGTCCTCGCCCGGCGCGACGGCAAGCGAAGTGTGCAAGACGCCTTGATGACGTATATGAAAGGAAACATATCATGAGTATTGGGTTTAATGCCAAGTGTGGTAACTGCGGCGAGCAATATGGCGAACATTATTACGACGATTGCCCGAATCACAAAACAAAATTCGTTCTAGCCCTCGAAGATAAAGGGCTGGCAGCTACAGATTCAGTAGCAGGCGGCCCGTGGGTTGAGTGGAAAGGCGGGGATTGCCTGGTGCCAGGCAACGCAAGGGTTAACTACCGGCTGCGTAATGGCCTTGGTACCGCCCACCACCCAGCCAGCTCGTTGCGGTGGAAGCACACAGGGGGATCAAGCGACATTGTTGCCTACCGTGTTCTAGCCCCTGAATATAAAGGGCTGGCAGCTCCTAAAAATGTAGCAGAGCCTTTGGAGGAGATAAGCGCACGGATAAACGCTGCCGTTCTTGACTCCGTTCTCGCCACCCCCACACCACCAACCGAAGGGGGTACTAAGTACGACAGCGGCAAGCCCCGAATGGACCTGCTTGATACCTACGCCATCGAACAACTGGCCAAAGTTCTGACCTTCGGGGCGGAAAAATATGCGGCGCACAACTGGCGCCAAGGGCTTCCAAAGTCCCGGCTAATCGCGGCGGGATTGCGTCACATCTTTGCCTACCTTCGGGGCGAGGATACCGACCCAGAGAGCGGGCTGTCACACATAGCCCACGCTATGTGCTGCTGCATGTTCCTGCTGGGGCTTGAGCACCGCGTAGAGCTTGACGACAGGTGGAAAGCATGAGCGACGACATTGACCGCGCCCAGATCGTTGTGGAGCACATGCAAGACGAAGCGCTACGTGCGCGCAAGCCTGAAGGCCCAGCACCTACAGGGCGTTGCCTGAATCCCCGCTGCGATGACCTGGTGGGCGACGGTGTACGCTGGTGCTGTGCTGGTTGCCAGGATCAGTAGGGCCACTTGCGACGCCTAGTCAATCCAGCCCTCGGGCGGTAAAAAACCAGAGTGGCCAACAAGCTCGCCACCCCACTTTACCCGCCCGGCGAATACGGGCGGAGGCAAGGCTTGGGGTTTTGGTGCAACAGGAACGTACTGGATGATATGGTGCCGCTCGGCGTAGAAAAAGTGGGGGAAGTTCCCCCACTTTGATTTTCTGCATGTGACGTAGCCGACGGCGCTCCGCCGAAAGAATAGGCGAAAAGCGAATATCAGGCAGTTGCTTTTACTCACTTTACTTTTGGTCTGTTGGGGAGCTTTGCGCCAGCAGTTCAGTTTTCCGGCTTGACTCTCGTGTGGTGCCCAGCCAGAAAGCCAGTGCGCTGGTGAACCCCCCACTTAGTTGGCCAATCATGTACACCACAATATCCCGGTTTGTTCCAGGAACATCATATTTCAGTAGCAGTATGAGAGTTGCTGTGAATGCCCCCACAACAAAGCACGTCAGTAGCGCAGGCACAAAGCTAGGCTTTGCTGTCTGCATCTTGCGCGCGCTATCACGATCACCAGCGGCGATGGCTTCCATATCGGCCAGGTTTTTGAAACCAAGTGCCTGCATTTGCAACGCGAAGTCTTGATCAGCTTTCTTCAGCGCCAGCAGCTGGTCGGGAGTAGCGCCGGAGATAGCCTGCTTGACAGACTCAACCGTCTTGTCTGATAGGCCCAGAGCGTCCGCTGCAGCGCTGACGGCCATACCGACCAGAGGCCCACCTGTAAGCGCTGACCCAATCCAGGGGGCAACAGCTTTAACAATCGAGGTGAAGTCCATGGCTCAGTCCTCCTTCTCGTCCAGATACAGGTCAAAGCCCCGGCCAATCAGCCCCCGGCGCTCCACTTTCACGGGCTGGGAATGCTGGCGCCGGTTGGTTGTCGGCTGTGGCAGCTTGGCAGCCAGTTGGTCCTGCATGGTATGTGCCAGGCGTTCGTGCGTGCGGTGTTCTAGGATGCTCATGGTTTAGTTATCCTGTGCTGCGTATTCGAGGTCGGAGGCGGCTCGGATTGCCCAGCCTTTGCCAAAGGTTGACCAAGTGCTCAGTGATGCCCAAAATCTGATCCTGATGGCGACAAACAGCATCAGTACGTCATTGACATCCCTGGCGGCCAGAGCCGCCGCGCTGACTGGCCCCCAATGGCCATCGTCAGCGACTTTGACAACCTGCTGCAGTTTTCTAATGGCCGTCTGAATGCCGCAAAGTCAAACACTTGGAATCGAATGGCAGGATGTGCATCGGCCAAGGGCTGCCAGAAGTCTTTGTAGTAAATGCCCGCCGCCTGTTCCCGTGTTAAGTTCTTAATGTCCAGCAGCGGGTAGCTGCGCTTGCAGATGCCCCAGTTCGTTTCACCACCAGGATCGGCTGGATTGTTGGTGTAGCCACCTTCATGTCCAAGCAGGCGGGTGAACGCGGTATCAAAGTCAATGGTCATCTTAAATGCGCTTTCAAAAGGTCAGCGACAA